AAAGTTGGCTCCTGTTTACCAAAACGATCAAAGCGCCAACGCTTCGCTAGATCCAGCTGGCGGCGGTCGTAACATTGCAGCTGGCACACTGTACACACAGTACAACGTGAGCCCTGAAGACAACGGTACAAGTTGGAACAACACATTCACTCTCAAGGTATTTGAACGTCTCACACAAGATGCAACCATCATCACTGGCGATGACACTACTCCTGTATTTGTAAACGGAAACCAGTTTACAATTCAGACTAGTACAGCCGGAAGTACTGCGTTGACCACAGCAGTTACAGCCACAATCAGCGGCACTACTGCTGCTGATTTTGTTGCTGCTGTTTCTGCTGCCAACGTTGCCAACGTCAGTGCCACAGTTAACGCAGCCGGCGCCATTGTGTTTAATCAAACCCGCGGCGGAGTTATTGTGCTGAAAGACGTTACTGGAACTCCAGTTGCTGCTGCCGGTATCAATACCAACGTGACAGGTGTACGTTTGGCTGGTGAAGATGCTGGCTTGATCCTGTCAAACTGGGTAGCACTTGAGTACACAGCCAGTGCTGTTGCTCCTGATCAAAATCCTGTCAACGGTACTTACTGGTACTATTCGGCCACAAACCAGGCTGACATCATGATCAACAATGGTACTGCCTGGGTAGGTTACCAAACACTCAGCAATGACGTGCGTGGTTACAACTTGACAGTGACAGATCCAGCAGGCCCAATCGTTTCAGTCACAGCTCCAACACAACAAAGCGATGCTACACCTTTAGTGTACGGCGACCTGTGGTTGGATACCAGCAACTTAGAAATTTACCCTGTGCTGTATCGTTGGGAAATCATCAACGGTGTAGACCAGTGGGTCCAGATCGACAACACAGACCAAACCACTGAAAACGGTATCTTGTTTGCAGATGCACGTTGGGCTCCAAACGGCACAACTGATCCAATCACAGGCAACATTCCCACAATCACCAGCTTGTTGACCAGCAGCTACTTGGATATTGATGCTCCTGACGCAACCATTTATCCAGCTGGCACACTGTTGTGGAACACACGTCGCAACGGCTTTAACGTGAAGACATTCCAGGTTGATTACTTTAACGCAGCTGACTTTTCTGTTAGCTCATACGACAGTGCCACAACTTATGCTGTTGGCAACAAAGTTCTTTTCAACGGTGTGATTTATGTTGCTATTGCAGCAGGTACAGGTAACTTGCCAACCAATACCAGTTTCTGGTCAGTGTTGGAAACCAATGCTTGGGTCAACGCCAGCGGCAACCGTGCAGATGGTTCGCCATACATGGGTCGTTTGGCAGTGAGAACTATTATTGTGGCTGCGCTGAAATCAGCAATCAACACACAAGATGCCTTGAGAGAAGAACAAAATCAATTCAACTTGTTGGCTTGCCCGCAGTATCCTGAACTGATTCCTAACATGGTTGCACTCAACAACGAGCGCAGCAACACAGGATTCATCGTAGGCGACACACCTTTGCGTTTGGATGCTTCAGGTACAAGCTTGGCAGCTTATGCTGCAAACACAGATGTGTTTGCTGAAGATGGTGTTGCAGTAACTGATCAGTATGTTGGCTTGTTCTACCCCAGCTGTCAGACAGTTGATCTAACAGGCAGCCCAGTTGTACAGCCACCAAGCCACATGATGTTGCGCACAATCGTACGCAGCGACGAAGTTGCTTTCCCATGGTTGGCACCTGCTGGTACACGACGTGGTTTGATTGACAACGCTGACGCTATTGGTTACGTTAACAGCCAAACAGGCGAGTTTGTGACTATTGCCACAGGCCAGGGTATACGTGATGTGTTGTATGAAAACAAGATCAACCCAATCACATTCATCCCAGGTTCGGGTATTGTCAACTACGGTAACAAGACAATTGCTCCTAGCCCAAGTGCATTGGATCGCATCAACGTGTCGCGTTTGGTTGCATTTATCCGTGGACGCTTGAACGAGATTGGCAAGACATTTGTGTTTGAACCAAACGATCAGATCACACGTAACGAAATTACCAATGCCATCACAGGACTCATGATAGACTTGGTCAACAAGCGTGGTATCTACGATTACCTGGTTGTTTGCGATTTGAGCAACAACACACCATCACGTATCGATCGTAACGAACTGTATGTTGATATTGCAATTGAGCCTGTCAAGGCAGTTGAATTCATCTACATTCCGGTTCGTATCAAGAACACAGGCGAAATTGCTGCTGGCAACGTAGCTAGTTCTGCTGTGGTATAAGCAGGTAGCGGTAAAATAAAAATGGGGCTCAAAATGGCCCCATTTTTTTTGGTCGTGAAGATCATAAATAATTGCATATAGGAGATACACAATGGCCGTTTCATCACTAACTAGAATGACAGTGCCTTTGGCGAGCGATCAAAGCAACCCAAACCAAGGTCTGTTAATGCCCAAACTAAAATATCGCTTTAGAGTGATATTTGAAAACTTTGGTGTTTCAACACCAAGAACAGAATTAACCAAACAAGTCATGGACTTTACTCGTCCAACAGCAACATTTGAAGAAATCACAATTGACTTGTACAACAGCAAGATGTACTTGGCTGGCAAAGCCAGTTGGGAAACAATCACAATTAACTTGCGTGATGATGCAGGTGGTCAAGTTCAGCGTCTGGTTGGCGAACAGTTACAGAAGCAAATGGACTTTATGGAACAGGCATCAGCCAGTTCTGGTATTGACTATAAGTTTGTGACCAAGTGCGAAATCCTAGATGGCGGCAACGGTCTTTCAACTCCCACTGTGCTGGAAACATGGGAAATGTACGGCTGCTTCTTGACCAGCGCCAACTACGGTGACCTGAACTACGGCACAAGTGAGCCAGTCACAATTGCTCTGACCATGCGCTATGATAACGCATTGCAGACACCGTTGGGCACTGGTGTTGGTACTCCAGTCGGCCGTACCCGTGGCGACGTAGTAACTGGCCCAACATCTGGTATCGGACTGTAATACCGCACAATGGCATTTGGTCAAGGCGTAAACCTATATCGCAACAACAACGACGAAACCCTTAGAGACTATGCACATGCCTCTAAGGCGTTTCGCACCAACGGATATGCCAATGCACCACGTCTGAAATTTTTATTTCACACGTATTTTACCATAAACACTGCCAATATACCACCACTACAAAACATATACGGTGCCGGACAACTGAGCACACTTGGCGTGCTAGTAAAAACTGTACAGCTTCCGCAGTTTAAGATAGCCACAGACACACTCAATCAGTATAATCGCAAACGAGTTATACAAAAAAAGATTGACTACGAGCCTGTACAAATTGAATTTCACGACGACGGCGGCGATCTTATTCGCAGCATGTGGTACAACTATTTCTCCTATTACTACAAAGACCCAAGTCAAAAGTACGGAAACGCTCCCAACAGCAACGGTACCTTGGGCGAAAGCAAAGACAATGCAGCTGGATTCAGCTACAACAATCGCGACATCTACCAAAACAACCGCCGAGTCAATGACTGGGGTTATGTGGGCGAAAGCTACAGTGACGGCACCAACAGTGCCAGTGGCAAACCGCCTTTCTTTAGAGACATAAGAATTTACGGCTTTGATCAGCACAAGTTTGTTGAATATGTGTTGGTCAATCCTTTAATCTCTGCTTGGAACCACGACACTTACGAGTACAGTTCCAACGATGGCATCATGAAAAATACCATGACCATACAGTACGAAACTGTTAAATATTATTCTGGTGCTATAGGCGCCGGCAGACCTGACGTCAACGTGGAAGGATTTGCTGATCCAGCCTTGTACGACACCCGCCCCAGTTTCTTGGGTGCGCCAGGATCTACATCTACAGCAACCGGTCAAGGGAGTCAGTTACAAGTGGGACAAGGACGCATACAAGATTTACAAGCAGGTACTGTGGCCAGTCCAGTGGGCGGCGCACAACGAGCTGATGTTCTTTATTCGCAAAAGAAAGTGCTCGGCGAAGCAGTTCCTAGCGACAATCTAATCAATGGTACAGTCACTACCACGACTCCTACTGGAACTAGAACTGTGACTGTGGAAACTTTATCTGGATTTGTTCCCGGCGGCCTTGGTCTTGTGACAGACGAACAAAGATTAAATTATCTACGCCAACAGCGTGATGGCCTAGCTGGACAAGCAAGACCACAACCTGGCGTCAACAGCAGTGGCATTAACTTTCCTACTCCTCCTGGTTTCTAATGGGCTCAGTCAACGAAATCAATCCCAAAATAGATCTTACAGTCAGAGTATTTGATTCATTCTTTGATCTTGATCTTGAAGTAGACTCCAACTTGTATGATGCTGTCAACAGTTTCTTTCAAAGTGTGTCATCTGACGAGTACAGTGCAAAAAGTCTTACTGCAACCTTGTTTAGAATTTCTGCGGAAATTGACGTTCCGGTGTTGACACTGTTGAGTCAAGTGGAAGGAAAAAGCGCCATTGAAGTAACTTCTTTCATGGCTTATTATCTCAACGGAATGCGCAGTCCCAGCACACTGTTGGGTACCAATGTTGCAGTTACTCCCAACTATTATACTGCCCGCAATGTTGCATCATGACAAAGTTTGCCCAAGGCATCTACAAGGTACTGAATCCACAAAAGTATGTGGGCAACCGCGAACCCAGATATAGAAGCAGTTGGGAATGGCATTTCATGAAGTTTTGTGATGACAATGACCATGTGTTACAATGGGCCAGCGAATCTGTATCAATCCCGTATCGTCATCCACTCACTGGCAAACAAACTATCTATGTTCCGGATTTCCTGATCACTTATCAAGGCAGCAACGGCAAAACCGTGGGCGAATTGATCGAAATCAAACCACGCAAACAAAGTGTCATAGAAGACCGGCAAAGTCAGCGTGACCGTGCAGTTGTGGCAGTCAACTATGCCAAATGGTCAGCTGCTGAGAAGTGGGCTAAACGTCAAGGCTTATCGTTTAGAGTCCTTAATGAGGACCAAATATTCAGAAATGGTAGTCGTTAGCCGGTAAATACGGTATGACCACATTTATACCAAACAAATATACTCAATGGTATTATAACAT